GATGGGTCAGATAAGCTAACTGAAGGTCAGGGACCTGAGAAGTCATGTCCTGAATGTCACGCTGATGTCCCACTTAACTCTAAAGAATGCCCTTTGTGTGGCTTTATATTTGGCTCTAATAAAGTTACCTCTACAATATCAGAATTTATGATGACTGAATTTGAATTATTACAACATTCTCCGTTTCGTTGGATTGATATGACAGGCAGCGGTAAAATGATGATGGCATCTGGTTTTAATGGATTTGGAATTATAGCGACAGTTGGTGAAAACTCAATTGGGATTGTAAAGAAAAAGAACGGTCAGGTTAGAACTGTTGCAATTGGAACAAAAGAACAAGCGATTGCTGCTTCAGATGATTTTCTAAGAGAGATCGAAAGCACAGACGCTGCAAAGAAAACAAAGAGATGGTTGAATGAACCTTTATCTCAAAAACAGAGAGATCATTTAAGTTTACAAGGCATGGAAGTAAGTAGCTTTGATTTTTCTTTTAATAAATACAAAGGTGCTTGCTGGTTAAATTATCTTTGGAATAAAAGCGTTATTGATAACGTAGTAAAAAAGAATGGATATAAATATGCAGCGTAGTGATATTTTAGATAAAGCAAAAGAATTAGTAAATGGTGATCGAGCAAAAGAATATGGAGATGCTTATCTTAATCATAAACGCATAGCAGATTTATGGTCAGTTGTTTTAGAAAAAGAAATAAGTGTAGCACAAGTCTATTTGTGTATGATGATGGTCAAGGCATCTCGTTTAATGAATGGAAAGTCATTAGATCAATGGATTGATATTGCAGGATACGCAAGTTTGGGTGGAGAAAATGAAGAATAAAATTGTTGAAGAAGTATTAAGAGTTTTTGAAGGAGCTAAAGTAACTAAAGTGGGAGACATAACTATGGACGATATAAAGAAAGAAGAACCAATTATGGAATTTGCAAACGCTTGTAAACATATTGGATGGGACACAAAATTAAAAGATTTAACAACAGATCAAGTTGAGGGTTTAATATTTATAGTACAAGAGGCAGGAGACATTAAAGATGGAAAAGACCTTAATAGATTGGAACAGTCTTACTCTAACTGGTCAGGTGGCAAGTGGCCTCCATCGTCAGGAATACCTTTCTGAAGAAATAAAAAAAATATCTGATGTTATTGATAAATCAATTGTTGATAACAACAAAAAAAAACAAAAAAGAAAATATCTTGGTGGTTCAAGTTTAGGAGAGGAATGTTCACGAAAAATACAATACCGTTTTATGGGTATAAATCCTGATAAAGAAAAAGAATTTAATGCTAAGACATTGCGTATTTTTCAATTCGGACATGAAATAGAAGATATGAAAGCAGAGTGGATTAAACAATCAGGGTTTGATTTAAGAACTGTTGACAAACAAGGTGAACAGTTTGGGTTCTCTATAGCTGATGACCAAATAAAAGGACATATAGACGGTGTAATATGTGGAGGCCCTGTTGAATTAAATTATCCGATGCTATGGGAATGTAAATCAGCAAACGATAAAAAGTTTAAAGAATTTACTCGTGTAGGAGTTACAAAAGCAAATCCTACATATGCAGCACAAATAGCTGTATATCAAGCCTATATGGATCTTCACGAAAATCCAGCTTTGTTTACAGTAATGAATAAAAATACTTGCGAAATTTATTATGAACTAGTGCCATTTGATAAAGAGTTAGCACAAAGAATTAGTGATAAGGGCGTTAATATATTAATCGCTACAAAAGCATCTGATATGTTGCCAAGAATAGCACATAATAAAGAATATTTTACTTGTAAATGGTGTGAATTTAACAAAACTTGTTGGAACGATTAAAAAAAGAGAGAGCATGAAGAAAACTCTCTCTTAAAGAACTTAAGGTTACAAGGATCAATATAATGCGTGTAGTACCGTTTGACAAGACTAAATCTAGTATTTCTGCAATAGATTTAGTAGAAGAAATTAGCAGAAAAGTTCCTGCATCTGTGCAGATTGATATTTTAAAAGAAGCATATCCAAATGGAAAAATAAAAGGGAATCAGTTTGTAATCGGATCTCTGGCAGGAGAAGAAGGAAACTCATTAAAAATTGATATTACTCCAGGACCATTCTTTTTAAAAGGCACAGATTTTAACGGTGGTGAAGGTATTGGGGGTATCGTCAAAGTAATGATGGAGGGTAAAGGAATGACTCTACCTGAAATCAANAAACAATTTGATAGTTATCTTGATGATAATAAAAGAAATGTTCAAGATATAGGCTATCAGTATACACCAACAAATCCATTTAATACTTCTCAAACAAAAAAACAGAAGTACGATATTAATACGCCTCACGATGGAGAGCATGAATATATAAATAATGATGGCGAAATCATTGCAACGGTTAGACGTTATAATGTTCGTGATGATAACGGTGACGTTGTTATAGATGCCAGTGGTAAAGCAAAGAAAGAATTTAGGCAATTTGTAACTGGAACTCCTTATCCTAAAATGCCAGAAACAAGACCGCTTTATAACATACCAAACATATTATCTTCTGATAGAGTTATATGGGTAGAAGGTGAAAAATGTGCTGATGCTCTTAATCAATTAGGATTTACAGCAACGTGTCATATGGGTGGTGCTGGAATGCTATCAAAAAACTCTGCACCAAGTTATGATTTCTCTCCGCTGCAAGGAAAAGAAGTTATTATCTGGCCTGATAACGATAAGGCAGGAAAAAAAGTTGCAGAGTTAGTACAACAACTTGCACTTCACGCAGGATCTAAATCTGTAACAATGTTAACTCCACCTCTTGGAAAACCAGAACGTTGGGATGCTGCAGATGCTATAACAGAAAACTTTAACGTCAATAGCTTTTTAAATGACGCTAGACATAAATCACAACGAACAATTAATCTTCTTGATGACAGTTTATTGGTTTCAAGATTTAACGAAAAACCACCTGAACAAAAATTTATTGTTAATAATATTATGCCATTAGGAGTTCCAGCTTTGTTTTCTGCTGCAGGTGATTCGGGTAAAGGAATGATGACAATGGATCTGGCTATGAAGATCTCTTCTGGTCGTTTATTTCAATTTGCATTTGGAGATCAAATAACAGAATTTGGAAATACAATTATCTTTACTGCTGAAGATGATGAAGCTGAAGTGCATAGACGTATTTCAAGATTAGATCCAGATGGTAATAGATTTAACTATGAACACAAAATGAGAATTATTCCATTGCCAAACTTTGGTGGTGTTTTTCCAATTATGCAACAGGGTATGGATAAAAGCTATCATTCGGGTGAAGAGTTTGAAAAATACTATGAACAAATACTTCAGATAAAAAATTTAAAACTAATCGTATTTGATCCTTTAGCATCTTTTGTTCATGCAGATGTTAATTCTGATCCAGCAGCCGGTGCTGCTTTAATGGGTCTTATGGCTAAGATAGCAACAGAAACAGGCGCTACGGTTCTCTTATGTCACCATATGGCTAAAATTAAAGATAATGATCCTCCTAAAACACCAGAAGAAGCAAGAAATCTTATTCGAGGCACATCAGCATTAGTTGATGGAGTTCGGTTTGCGTATGCAGTATGGAATGTAACATCTACAGAAGGAGAAAAAAGAGCAAAGTCATTAGGTATAAATTATACTCGTAATGGATTTTTTGATGGAGCAGTTGTTAAATCAAATGGCCCTGCTAATAGGAATATTATAAGATTTGTTAGAGATCAAAATACTGGTTTACTTGTTGATCGTTCCGAACAATTTGTTTCTTCAGATTTAAAAGGTGCCGAATTAAATAGAGAACTTTTGTATCGTTGGATTTTGAGATGTGAACAAGAAGGTAGAGCGCTTACTCAAAATTCAGCACAAGATAAACTAAATGATAGAAAGCATGATTTTGATGCTCCAGAAGAATTAAGATCTTTAGGGAAAGACGCTCTTACACGCTATTGTCAAAACTTAAAAAATAAAGGCAGAATAGGGTCATATGCTAGAACTGGTATGGGTTCATCAAAATGGTTAGGTATTACTGGAGGACCTTTAGAAACAGCCACATATGTACCAGCAATAGATAGAAACTAATAATAAAAGGGGAATGTTACAATGATAGAAACAGCACTTATGTGTTTAGCTTTAAATATATTTTTTGAAGCTCGATCAGAACCTATACAAGGACAACTTGCAGTAGCAGAAGTAACTTTAAATAGAGTTAAATCTTCAAATTATCCAAATACAATCTGTGAAGTCGTAACTCAAGAAAATCAAAATGGATGTCAATTTAGTTGGTGGTGCGATGGAATATCAGATCAACCAACAGAAAAATATTCATTTAAAAGATCAAAAGCGTTAGCAAAACTTATGATAGAAGAAGGTGAATATATTTCAGTTGTTGGAAATAACGCTACACATTATCACACAGAAGATGTGATTCCATATTGGTCAAATAATTTTACTGAATTAAATAAAATTGGAAAACACATTTTTTATACAGAAAAGTCTTTTTATTTCAAACCTTTAGCTCGACCTGAAGAAATAGGCAATTATTACCTGTTGACAAATTAAGCAGAAGTTGCCATACTCCTGTTAATCTAATTTAAAAACAGGGAGTATAGAAATGACTAAAAATAATATCACATTATCAAAAGAAGATCGAATAGAACTACTAAGGCATATTCATTCACTTGATAGAATGCTTGAAGAAACAAGTGAAACATTTGATTTACATTTATCTGATCTTAGAAATTTATCAGAACTTCAGTGGACACTTATTCGTAAGTTAAATTTTACTCAAAATGACGATAAAAAAACGAAATATATAAAACCATTTATTTTTAAAGAAGATGAAGATGAAGATGAAGATGAAAAGGGAGATAGTTAAATGGCTATAAGTAAACTTTATACAATGTGGTTCCAGGACGGGGAGGGAAGGACTTTGATTAAAGGTCGAACTCAGCTTAGGAAGTTTTCTAAGCGTTATGATTTCAATTTAAACGAAGTTATTTCTAATGGAGAAACAGAGATGCTTAACGTTGATGGAGATGTAGTTGGTGGTGTCTTTGAAATTAAAAGACAAGGAGCACAATAGAGTCAAATGAACAATCAAGAGCAGTTAAAATATAATAAAAAATATAGAGCTTTATTTACAAAAGTTGGACTTAAAAAAGGAAATGTATACCAATATTTAGATACAAAAACAATAAATTGGTTAATTCACGAAGCCATAAAAATAAAATCAAATAACACAGGCATTATCATAGCGTCAATAATTAAAGATGCTTACTTTGAAAATAATGAGGATATAGAGCATGACAGAATTACAAATGATTAGAGGTATTATTCCACTACAATATAAAAGAGTTCAAGACTCAGTTATTGAATATAAAAGATGCTCAGATAAAAAAAATTATAATAAAAAAGAAAAGTATCTCAAAGAACTCTTTAGACTAATCGAAGAAGAAATAAATTTATCTTGTACATTTAATTGTAGAAAAAACATACACTCAATAAAATAAAGGAAACGTTATGGATTATGAAGAATATCACGGCTCACCAAAAGATAGAGGATCAGCAGACGCTTACTACAGTAGACCTTACAATCCGCACTATTGGCCAGAGGGTTCGTATAAAGGAGACATGATACCTTTAAAAGATATGTCAGCAGAAGAAATTGCAGCCTACAC